ATTTGCATGGCGAAATGAATGACAATGAATAAATTGACCATTGATAACAAAACCACAACGAACATCGCCAACACCCAACCATTCAATATCTGTCCAGAAAATTTGCGCTTTTGCTAAATCTAAAATTGCTCCAGATGGACCAGTGCCATCTAGTTTATCATAATTCCAGCCTGTCTGGACTGCTGGTGTGTCTACAACTGAGCCAGTTACAATAGACCTTTCAACAAAACTGATTGTATTTCCAGATTGTTCTAAAAAGATTCCGTTGTTTGCACCAAAGTATCCAACACGTTGTCTTAAATTCTCCTTCGCTTCATTCATCACCATAGTGTTCAAAATCAGTAACGATTTTCCTGGTTGATAAGACATAACTTTTGTCGTTTCACGAATAATTTCATTATTTGCCGCACCATTCGTCAAAGTTAAACTAATTAGACCTTCATTTGATGAAAATGCATAAGTTGTATTTGCAGTATTTGCAGTCGCCCAAAGACCATTGTCTTTATAGCGATGTGACGAATCAAAAAGCGTTAATGGTGTTGATACTCTCAATCTACCAAATGCATCGGTTGCAACGCCTGTCGGATTTGCTGCGCTAATCCGATTGCCGTATTGATCGGCAAGCATGATAACATCAAAAAGTGTTTTTGATTGGTCTAAGTATTGTTGAGTATTTTTATTAAATTGTGCCATTTATCGTTGCCATCCTTTGATTACGTCAGGCGAAAAATTCGCATAACTGAATTGCAGTCTGTCTACCAGTTTAACTGCGTTTCCTTTTAGTTTATCGATAGCAACATAGCCTTCGACGCCCGTGACTTCATATCCATTCTTTGTCATTAAGAATGTGTTTAATGTTTTCACTTCGTCTAGTTTCTTAATCAGAATCAACTTTGCCTCAGCAAGTAAATTCATCATCGTAAAGATGTTTTCGAGTGCTGTTTTGTTTTTTGCAGAGAAAAATCTCAAAATGCGATTACGTTTAAGGGTGACGGACAATTTACCCTTTTCGCTCTTCTTATTTTCTTCTTCTTTTGCATATACGTCTTGTATGTAATCGATCAACTCTTGAACATGCTTTCTTACGTTTGTAATTTGTAGTCTTGCTCTTATCTTAGTATTGTTAAATGTCTTAATACGCATCAAGAGTTCTTCATCGTCTTTAATTGCATTTAGTATCGTAGCGTCTAACTTCTGAAATATTTTACCTGCTTCGGATAGAATTGCCGTCACTTTATCAGTTTCTTCTTTTGTCATTGTTGCTTTACCAGATACATCATGGTAATTTACATCTGTCATCCACACATTCTTATCTTTCTTCAGCATAGACAAAATATCTTTACCAAAAACCGCCTTCATCGATTCAAAAGTATCGCCTTCGTAAAACGTATGCCACACAATGCCAATTTTAGCGGATTTGATACTTCTAGCAAGTTCACTATTTGAGGGAACTGCGTATACGATTGTGTTTGGATGAAAAGTCACAAACTCTTCGCCTTCGATTGTGACAGTCTTTAAATCTGATTGGGTGAAGAGTAAATCACCTTGAATAACACCTTTGATTCCCAACTTTGGCAGCCACATTAAACATGCCTTGAGTTTATCTGCTAAATCGTCCGAAGTGTCATCATCAATTTCTGCAAATGTTTTGTATATTTTTGGATTCTTGTTGAACACACCTTTCTTTGCGACGAAAAATTTTCCGTCACCAGGGTCTTGTCCAGCAAAAACAGCCGGCGCACCATCCCACTTTGTGGTTACATTAACCTTTTGTGTGGAGTGCCCGGCTAGCATGTCACGAACAGCACGAAGAGCATTGATGCTATCTCTTGCTCCGTTCACGCCTTTATTGAGGACATCATCCTCGGCGTGTTCCATATGTACGTTTTTTTCTTCTACTAAAAAATCCTTGAATTTTAACATTAAATTTCCATCCATTAGATGGAATATTTATAATATCATCTCCTCATAGACGCCTGATCTTTGGCTTCTTCTTCGGAAAAAATAGGCACAACATTTGACTTATGCAAAGTACCAATACCAATTACTTTGTCACCGGTATAGATTTTTGCATTTAGTTTAGCGGTTGAACCCTCAAATGTGTTTAATGAAGGATAATGTTTAGTTTTTCTTATCTGAGGCTTAAGTTCTTGCCAAGCCTTTATGTCTTTGGGTATTTTGACATTTATTCTATGTTTTTCTACAATTGCTTCCCATTCGGCCTGCAATTGCCTTTGTTTTGCATTAGGCTTTTTCTTTTTTGATCGGCAATAAGTATGGATAATCATTATGTATCACATTAAGTAGTATAGTTTCTAAAATATCAGTATTTTTATAATCAAAAAAGTTGCTGTAATAGTCTATTTCAATTTCATTTAAACTTGAACCTTTTTCAACATGCTCTTTAATCCATTTTTTTATGTACTGAGTGGATGGTATCATATAAGCGCCAATATTGTAATAATAGTTGATTGAATTTTTTGTGACTTCATAAAAAACTCCTTTAGCACATTACCGCTATTTTATTATTATATGTTATTGTCGGATATTTGTCAATAGTGTTGTAAAAAAACAACATCAAACTTTGAAATCATTAAAATTTCTCGTTTGCCTCTCTCTTTTTCCAAAGGAAGTTTTGTCGAAAGCGGGCTCATCATCTTGTCCGCCATCTAAAATATCAGTTTGTGCTGATTGCTCTACATCATAGAGCCTCATTTTTGCTCTATCGACACCAATAACAAATCTTTTATTTGTTGTTGGATCATTATATCTATTTTTTAACTGTTTGACCATAATTTGATTTAAATCTTCCAATTCTTCGCTCGAAATCAGTGCAAACATTAAATCGGCAGTTGCAGGAAGACCAAACGATTCTGAGGTATCTGTGAGTTCAACATCGGTGTTTTGATAGCCGCCTCTTGTTGTTTGTGTTGCAGACACAACAGGAATGTTGTATTCAACGGAAAGGCCTCTCAATTCTTCTGCTATGGCTTTAATAAAGGTATAAGAATTAATTGAAGCGCCCATTTTCATTCTAGATGATGAGCAAATATTCAAGTAATCAATGTAAATAATGTCAGGCATAAATTGCCTTTTTAATTTTAATTCGTTTAAAAGATGTTTAAAATGTGTCGCATTCGCGGATGCAGTTGGATATTCTTTGATAATTAATTTGCCCGTTGTCTTTTCTCGAATACGATCTACTTTTTTCAAATATGTTTCCTTAGATAATCCAATAAGGCGATCTACTTCGACATTCATCAAATTGGCATCGATTCGTTCTGCAATACGTTCTTCGGCCATTTCGAGTGTTATGTATAAAACGTTCTTACCAATTGATAGATTTGCTGCTGCACAATGACACATAAATAAAGATTTGCCAACACCAGTGCCAGCAAGAACAATGTTCAAAGATTTAGGAGGTAAACCACCCTTTGTGATGCGATTCATATAATCTAAGTCAAAAGGTATTCTCTTTTCAATCTTGTGATAGAAATCATATCGATTCTCAGCATCATCAATAAAATCGTGCCCAACATGATGATCAAATGATACAGAAAGTGCGTCTGCAAGAATTGCAGGAATTGCACCTTTGTCGAGTTTCTCTTTTGTGTTTTTGCCATCTAAAATTTGAATTGACTGCATGATTCCATTGTAGATTGCTTTGTCTTGACAAAATTTTTCTGTTTCATCAACCAACCAATTACTATCACCAATGTCTACGCTATCGCAAATTTCTTCAATGAGTTGAAGAGTTTTTTTGTGCTGATCGTCAGTCAGATTAACCTTTTCATCAACTTGAATTTTCAATGCTTCTTTAGTAGGCATTGAATTGTACTTCAAAACGTAGCCATGAATTTGATCAAATAAAAGTTTTTCGGAAGATTCGGAAAAATATTCTCCTTTTATGAAAGGTAAAACTTTTCTTGTGTAACTATCATCCAATATCAGATGTTTGAGTATTTTTTTCTCTAAGTTCATCGTTATATCTTTTCTCTGCTTCAGTTAATGAGTGGTGCAATAAATCATTCATGATTTCACCTAAAACTTTTTCAAACTCTTGATTTTTCTTTAGGTGTTTGTGTTCACTAATTATCTCATAATTGAAGCTGATTGTAAATGTCTTGTCTTCATTTTCTTCTTCTGGAACACGAATTTCTCCAAAATGAAATTCAACATCTTTGTATTCGCCTTCGACAATTTTGATTGTTGCAACAACATCTAAATCTCGGTAACGAATATCCGTTTCGGTAATAATATAAGATTCATTAATTTTCATTTATTTCTCTTTTTAAATTTCATCAAATGAAATATAGGAATATGATTTGGCACGATCAGAATTTAAATGATCCGAAAGAACTATATCAAAAGCAATTGTAATTCTTTCTTTATTTTCCAAATGTTTGGTTGTAAAATGAGGAACAAAAGAAGGAAATATTGTTATTTTTGACATTTCGTTTTTGCTTTTAAACGATTCGTTTAAATCGTAAGGGAATTCAGGATTTGCGTAACACGTTGAAGTGTTTTGTGTTGTTACACAAACATGACCACTTAAGTAACCAGTAGAATTTCTAGAGTGAAGATGCGGTTTAATTTCTTCACCTTTTCTTAGGATATTCATCCAACATTGAATACTCGTCGATTTTCTAGGTATATTTAATAATTCCAAATATAGTATATAATTTTTTAAAATTTCTTCTTTCAGTTGTTCAATTTCTTTAGTTTTCCAATTTAGAACATTATAGTATCTGTATTTTGAAGTTGTGCTGTCATAACCAAGCCCTGTGCCACCATCAGTAAGATTTTTTTCTTCAACTTGAATATTTTTTATTTCAGGCTCTTTATTTAAAAGAGTTTGTCCTAATGTATCAAAATTCAAAGCATTAATATAGTTTTCTAAAATAAAATAATTCCATGTTTGAGCAAAAGGTGTTCTTGATTCTTCACTTTTAAAATTAATCACCATCGGTTTCTTCATTCAAATCTCCATTGATTGATTCTTGTCCATACAAAAACTCTTTCTTACATGCATCATCAATTTGATCTAGCACTTCTTTAGTAAAGTATTTTTCGGGCTCTTCGTTGATGTTCTTACCAAAAATTTTAGTGCCATCAGGAAGCTCATATCGAGTGGACACTTTTTTGATAATGTTATACTTCTCTGCAATGTCGAGCAATCCGTAATAACGGTCTAGGCCTTTGCTGTATGTGATTTTTACCTCGACAACTGAGTTTTCTTTCGTTAAACGTGATTTGACGAGTTTTGCTTTTACAATATTACCAACAACTTCAGTACCATCTTTATCTTTCTTCTTTGAAAGAAATACGATTGTAGATGCGGTATACTTAAGACCAGAACCACCAGACATTTCTTTTGTTGGAATGTATGCGCCAACCACATCGTACACATGGTTAGTCACAAGCAATGGCACACCAATCTTTGCAAGTTTCAGATTGAGTACACGAAATGTTGCTTTGAGAATAGAAGCCTTTGTCATGTCTTTGGTTTCTTTACCCTCTGCGGTATCTTCCATTTCTTTAGTAGAAGATAACTGCCCAAGAGAATCTAGAACCATCATCATTGGCTTACGTTTCGCTTCAGATTGTGCGGAATATTTTTCTATAATCTGTAGCGCAGTATGACGAAACTTTTGAATAGTATCTGGTTCAGAAATGATAACACGTTTCGTATCAACTCCACGTGCCTCCATCATTTGTTTTGTAACCGCAGCTTCAGTGTCAAAGTAAATTACACCACCATCAGGATTAACATCTAAAAATTGCTTGATGACGCCGAGCATGAAAAATGTTTTGCCAGTTGCTGATTCACCAGCGAAGGCCGTGACTTTGTTGTTGGGCACTCCGCCGTATACACTTCCACTAAGCAGAGCGTTGAGAGCGTATGAGCCAGTATCAATGCAACCGCTAAATTCAGCACTAGCGTTCCCATCAGCAAGAATTTTAGTATCCTCATCTTTTAGTTGCTCCACTAAATCATTAAAAAAGTTTGACATAATAACCTTTCATAAATTATGATGTAATATTATCTAGTTCATTCTTTGTCATAGGCACAGGTTCAAATCCAGCCGCATCTATAACATGCGGCTGTTTTTTAACGTATTGATTCAAGGAATAATTTGCTGCTATTACAAGTAAAACTGCCAATGGATCAAATACTAAAACTAACAGTATTATAACAAATTTCACAGCAGAACTCAAATGATCCTCAGCATCTTCTCCATATATGATTTCTGCTATGTATTTTAGAGGACCAACTTCTGCTTCAACTTTGCGAACTTCGCCACGTATTGGTGCTGCTTCCTCATTAAGTTGATTGATTTTTTTCTGTTCCATTTCAATCTCGGAAATAAGTGATGCACGTTCTTTGCTTTGACTTTTCCGAAGATTAACCGCTTTGTCTGCCCCCTTTTCATCTTTACTTCGAATCATAACCTGTTCTACTGCATCATCAAGTTGTTTAAGTGCTTTTCGATTAATATCAATATTTTCTTTTGAGATTTTAATTTTTTCATCAATTAGCGATATTTTTGATATCACATCTGATGAGATTGCTCCTTGATCAATATGTGCTTTTGACAAGTATCCAAAAATACCCAAAGATGTAATTATCATTAAGATAATTGTAGCACACATAAAATAATATTTCAACAGTTTAGGCGATTCGTTCCAATTTTTGTATAGCCAAGATACCACTATAAGTTTTGCTGCCTCTAATGATCCACCCATAATTGCAATGGGTATTGGAGATGCTGCAAATATTGCTATAAGTCCAACTACAGAATAATATGCAGCAATAGAGGACAATAAAATTGCACACGCAAGAGTAATTAAAGAAAACCACATATTAGCGTGTCAACGAAAGAACTTTATCAATTTGTTCTTGTATTTTTTCTTTTCTGTTTGGCCAGTAAATATATTCCTTCTCTGGATTTTTCATAAGATTTACAAGCAATGGCATAATCAATTGTTCTAATTCTTTCAATTTTGATTTCGTTTCAATTTGAAGTTTTTGTCTTTCTGCGTCAAGCCCTAATTTTCCTTCATTGTATAATGTTAAGACTTGATCTATTTTATTTTCAACTCTAGCAAGTGCTTCATTTGACATAGAAACACTTTCCCGAATAACCTCAGTTTCTAAAGTGTTTTCATCAACAACAACTTTTAATTCACCTTCATCTACCGCACTGAAACCAAAATCTTCTTGTTGTCTTAAATATTCTGATGGAATGTTTGATGTTAAAGTCATGAGAAAAAACTCTCTAAAGTAGATTTCTTTTCCGTTGTCCAACCCATTGTTGCGACGATGCTTTTTAATGGTTCGATATATGCTTTTTCAAATTGTGTATCGTAATCGATATATTTTTCAAGATTAAATTCTTTCGGCAAAATATTCATAACAGAAAAAACATTTTCTTGAATTGGATTAGGAACTTTCATGTAACAAAATTTAATTTTGTCACCATCTCGTATGAATTGATATTTCTTTTGAAGTTTGTGCTTTTCAATCATGTGATTGAAAAGTATTGCACCACGAACATGAATTGGTGTTCCTTTTGCATATAAACTTACACCATCTTTATATTTAGTGATGTCACTAACACCTCTTGGAAATGAAATATCTTCAAACGGTAGCTGTTTGAATTCTTTACGAAATGATTCAATAAAATTTTGAAACTCGGATTGATCGCCTTTCATTACGAGTTTCATTGCAGATTTAATTTTATCACGACATACCGATGGTGTTGAAGATTTGACAGCTTCAATTCCCATCATTTTCATTTTTGGTTCTGCATAACGAACATCTTCAGAATCATAAACATTCAGAATGTAACGCTTCTTTGCAGTCCAAATTCCTTTGTCGGCAATGACCTCTCGCTTCATTTGCATCTTTTGTGCAAATGCATTCATGTAATCTGCCAGTTCTTGATATGACTTATCGATGAATGGTTCTATTTTTTCTTTACAAATTTTGTCGATGAAATCAACAACCTTTTCTTTTTCCTGATTCTTTGATCGATAGACCATATCCACCAACGGACCAAGATGGAGGTATACAGAATCTGTATCCGATGCAACAACATAATCAACTCCTTCACTATTCAATATTTTATTCATATATCTATTCAGTTTGTTTTCAATCCAACGAATAGATAATTGCCCAGACAATGTGATTGCCTCAGCTTGTCGAATGTCAAAGAATCGAAAGTATTGATTACCAAGAGCGCCATAAGCAGAATTCAATTGAACCTTTTTAGCCAACTGAAGGTTTTTGTATTTCGATATATCTTTTTCTATTTCGAATCTTTTATTTTTTTCTTTGGTTTTTTCCAGTTCTCTCTGCGCTTCAATCATCTTCTTTTTATATAGAACACGATCATCATACATCATTTGCATCATTTCTGGAAGAAAACCTTGAACATCTTTACGAAAGTGATGGCCATTTGCCGCCATAACATGTTCGTCATCCTGTTCATACTTTCTGTCTAGTAAATCTTCAATAGTAACGCTAGTGTGTTTACCATTTACAATTGTTTCAGGAGAAACGTTGTATTGCATGATTAAGTGTGGATACAAGCTATTCAAGTCGAACGAAACTACCCAATTATACATGCCAGGCTTTGGCTCTTTGACATAAGCACCAGCGTATTGTGCATCTTTACTTGTGGTGACATTTTGAGGAACAACAATATTCTTTTCAATCAAATGATTATGTATCAAAGTATCCCACATGCGGACTTGCGTGAATACGTCAGTCATATTCACTTTTGCATCATATGCAAGTGCGAGTGCCATTTCAATCAATTTCATTTTGTCTTCGAGGCGGTCGACAAGTTCCACATCTTTGATGTTATACTCAATAAATTTCTGATAGTCTTGTTTATACAGTTGGTGCAGTGTTTCATATTCAGAGTAATCTAATTTCTGTTCGCCTAATTCGATATTTGCAATCGTGTCTAGTCGATAGTTTTCTTGTTGCGAGTAAGTAAATTTCTTGTACAGTTCCAAATAATCTAGAATGGCTATACCAACTAGATCAAATGCAGTTTGTTGTTTGTTATGAATTGTAGTTGTTCGTTCACCAATTCGACGCCACGGCGAAAGTTTTTTTGCAGCGTCTTCGCCGAAGAGCCTAATGATACGATTATAGATGTATGGAATGTCAAAGAATTGAATGTTCCATCCAGTTATAATGTCTGGAGATTGTGATTCCCATAGGTCAATAAATCTTTCGATTAGATTGCGTTCATCTCTACACTTATGATAGGTAACATCATTTCTATGATTGTTATAATCTCCACAACCAAACACATAGATCGAATCATTAATTTTAATTGTAATTGCAGTGATTGGTTCGGTGGCATGTTTTGGTTCTGGAAAACCATTCTCAGAACCAACCTCAATGTCGAGGTTTGCAATTTTAATTAATGAAACGTCATACTCAATTCTTTTACCAGGGTATGCCGTATTTAAATAAACATATGCATAGTTTGTTGAACCATAGATTCTAAAGTTTTCAACACCTTCATATTTACGAACAAAATCAGATGCGTCTTGCATTGTTCCTTGTGAAACTGGAGACACATAGTTGCCTTCAATTGTTTTATAATCTGTTGGTGTTCGTGACGGAAGATACAGTACAGGATTGTATTCGATTTTGTCCGCAAATCTTTTTCCATTCCGATATCCTCGAACTAGAATTTGATTACCATAGCGTGTAAAATGTGTATAAAATTTCATTATATTACAATTGAAGAATTCTTAGCAACAACTATACCTGAGCCATAAATCTCATTATACTTGTTTTGAATTTCAATTGCAACTGAAACGTTATATAGGATATGATTTCTTGAAATGTCAACAATTTTTTGCTCGGAAAACAACAACATTGGTTGCATCTGAAGAGTAGGCTTGCCGGTTTGTGTTAATGCAATACCGAGAACACATGGATTTTTAATTCGAACTGAATCCGATTGATCTTCGATTTCCCCAACAATTTCTTCACCGCTCACCAATTTGAGAATTCTTAGTGTCATAATATTTCCTTTAATTTAAACGGGGGACTTAAGTCCCCCGAAATTACTTCTTCATCATGAGAGTTTTCGCTTCTTGAATTTTTCCATAGCGACTTGCAATTACTGCTGCTCTCACATTCGCAATTGTTTCAAGCCAAGATATAAATTTATTCCACCAATGCTTTCTCATAGAATACCTTTATATTTGAGTTGATTTTCTCTGTAAGCAAAGTCCGCTCTGTCTACAGATTTGGCCAAGTATGCTTCAATATAACTTTTAGATGTTTTCACAAAGTAATCGGTAATGATCTTAAAGATTGCGATCATCTTCTTCAATCAATAACTGTTTCTTTGATGAAGACTTACTTTCACCGCTTTTCACTTCAATTTTGCGAGGCTTCTTATGATCTGGAATAATACGCTCTAGAGCAATCTTGAGCATACCGTTTATCATTTCAGCATTGTCAATGACAATTTGATCGTCAAGAGCAAATGTTCTAGTGAATGCACGATTCGCAATTCCTTTAAACAAGAAATTTTCTGCATCGTCATGCGTTCTACCTGAAACGATGAGTTTGTTATCTTCAAATGTGATTTCAACGTCCGAACTAGAAAAACCAGCAACCGCAAGTTCAATAACGTATTTGTTATCTTCTACTTTGCGAATGTTATATGGTGGATAGTTTGGAATGTTTTTTGTTACGTCATCATGTAATTTTGACAACTTATTGTAAGTGTCATCAAATCCGACAAAGAATTTATCAAAGTCTTTAAATGCAACTGGAAGTAAATTATGATAGGTCATAGCGTTCCCCTTTATTAAGCGAGTTAAAATTGAAATGTTACCCCGAAGGCGTAACGATTTGGCAGATTTGACTAGGATGCCAGCCTAGTTTTAATCCCTTGGGGTTTCCTCAGGATAAACTTATTTAGCCTGGCTGCCGTCTGTTTTACGGCGCGAAACAAAATAAGTTGTATTTCCTTCGGTGTTCTTTGAAGTACGAACACGATAGCCTTCTTGGCGAAGGTCGCTCATGCGAGCCCTAAGATTCTTGACGCCAAATAGCGCATCAGCTTGGGGAGCAGAAATTCCTCGACCTTTACCACGAAGGTAAGAAATCAAAAGTTCGTTTTGAGTTTTGCTAGATGTTACAAAAGTCATATTAAGTTCCTCATCAAAATTAATAATAAAACTAAGAATTATTTCTTAGTTGGTTCTGCGGCAGCCTTTTCAGCCTTTTCCTTTTCTTTGTCTTTAGGAGTTTTTGCTTTAGGCTTTTTTGCCGCCTCTGTATCAGCAGGTTTATCTGCTGGTTTTGCTGCCTCAGATTTTGCCGCTTCCTTCTTTTCTGCTGGCTTGTCTGCTGCAAATGCAACTAGTGAAATGGATGTAAGTCCTACAATAATTAGAGATTTTAGTGATGTCATATTTTTTCCTTTAAAAAGAATTATATCAAAATAAGATTGAAAAGTCAAACTACTATAGGTATAACTCAAACTCTTTGGTCCCAAATTTACCCTTCACAAAATAATTAAATGCTAAAGAGTATCTATCCTCATTAGATAGATTTTTATCTATCGAATGTACGACCATTGAAGGAAAAAGAATAATTTTATTTTTTTTTGTTTTGAAATTAGCCTTTAGAGTATTGTAAAAGTTAAGTTCAGAATAGTCTAATGATATTGTAGAGGAAAATGGATAAAAATTATCTCTATGAAATACAATATCTCCACTGTTTTCTGGACATTCTAAATATAGCACACCACTAATCACAGAATTTGTATGAAAATGTCTTTGTCCCCAATCTCCAGGTGAATGTTTAACTACCCAAGAATTTGTTAAATAAAATGATAAATTCTCACTTACTTTTAACGTTTCATAAACAAATTGATTGACATGAAAATCAACTTCTTCTCTAAGAGATTTTAATTGATCTGAAAATAGAATATATTTACTTTTTGTATATTTCCCATTTCCAGATGCCATAACTTCAAATTCTGTATTTTTTATTCTGTCCATTATTTCGTTGTCCACACCGGTTATTTCAGAAATATAAATTGGACAAGGAAATAAACACGCTATTTCAAAATCATTCATTTTATACCATATTTTTTAAAGTTGCCTTCAACATCCATGCATGTTTTTTAAATGCATCTTGTCTTTCGGCAAGAAAATTGCTGTAGTGATGCGATCTGTATTTTTCAGCCAAATCGTAAGCCCGTAAAATATTTGCTTCAATGATTGGTATATCGTTATATAATCTTCTTAGCATTTCTAAGGAATCTGGAATATTCTGATCGTCAGAAATTTCACTCAGTTCGGAAAATCTAGCCAAACCTGCTGGTGCAAATGCATTCATTCCACGAATTTCTTCGGCAAGTTTATCAACTGCACCATAAACCTCTTCGTAAATTTCGCCTAGTAAATTATGATATTGTGAAAAGTCTGGGCCCTGAACGTTCCAATGATATCCTTGTGCCTTAAAATAAAATGCAAAATGATTAGCTAGAACAACTTTGGCTTCCTGAATTAAATCTTCCATTTAATTTATTTCCTTCTTTTTACCAATGTTATATTTTGCAGTTAATTTCCATTCATCTTTGTCTTTATATGATATAATTTTAATTTGTGACAATGGTGCGACTGGAGCTTTTGATTTATTTTTGTTTACAATTTCAACCAATCCCCATTCCGCCAAAAGATTTGCAATTGTGTTACGTCTAGCCAAATCATTATCTTCAAAATCTGTACTTTTACCATCTAATGCAAAAAGTTCTTTAAAATGAACGATGTAATATTTACCACGTTTATGTAAAATGTGACATGATTGATATAATGTTTTATCTTTTCTAGAAGCTACTCCAATTCGTGTCAATGTTTCTTTTACTTTAAGAAAATTATTCTCATTTTTAAGTTTCACTTCTAGCAATTCTTCAATTTCGATTGCCATTTTTATCTCTCCTTTTTCAATCCACCTTTTTCTAATTTTTGTTTCATAATTTTAAGTTGATCAGGAGAAATCAAACAAGAGATTTGTTTAGCCTTTGTGGTGCTATAACCAAAATACTCAGAAATGACTTTTATATCCTCGACCAACTCATTCTTTAACCACTTACTATATCGCTTTCGTGGTCTTATACTATTTAGTAAATAGGTAAATTGAGGTTTTCCGTCGAGAGTATTATGAAAATTCATTTCATTCGCATACAAAACTGTGTCTGGAAACAAAGAAAGTCCACGATTTACAATAAACGCATTATATGCTTTTTCCGCAAGTTCATCGTTTTCAGAGCCAGTCATCATATCTTTCTTCGTTTGACTAACTGCATTAATATAATCAAAGGGACTCATCACTATTTTCCATCATAAAATTAATCAACGTTGTAGGCTTTGATGTTGGCGTTAGACTTATAGGTTTTGATTTGTAGTTGTTCAATAATTTTGAATTAATTTCTTGATCATGAATAATGATGTTCATTACATCATCATACGATATTTCAAGTATTTCACATAATTCATTTCCAGTAATAATTTGAAAACTTGAATCATTAAAATAACTGTCTGTTCTTTTTCTTTTATCGATTGCACCACCAGCAAAATCTGAAATTTTAATTTCTACGAAATCAAATTCGTTACTTAAAAAATTTTTAAGTTCAAGATAAGATTTTTGTTCAGTTGGTGCTTGCTTTGTATCGATATTGTAAGCGTTCAGTTTATTCTCACACACAATTACTTTTCTATTTTCTAGAATGACAAAATCAGGCTCTCTATTATGTATCTTAGTTTTTAAGAATAAAGTTTTTTGACTACACTTATGCCTTTGCTTCCATTCCGTAACAGGAAGTTTACATAAACTTCTCATAATTTTTTCTAGATGCGTACCAAACTTCGATTGTGCTGAAGACAGTGTACTAAAAAATCTAGCAGTTTCCAAATCTCCTGTTAATAGAAATACTGGTGTTCTTCTTAAATGTTCATCACTTAAATTTTTTTCTTCGATGATCATTTGAATTCACACGATGCCATCACTTCGGTTAGAAACGCAACAAAGTTAATCTCTTGATCAACAACAAATGCGGACTTATATTGATATTCACCTAAAAGTATAACCATTTGAGGAACCGAACTTGGCGAAAGATATTCGTGGCAGCCATCGAAAATTTTTCGAAACAAAACTTGTGGATCGTTATCCAGATTTTCTGAAACCCATTTACGCATCTTCGTGAAATCTTTTTCTTTAAGATCATCAATCAAAGATTTAATGTTGTCTTCAGAAAAATTCGTTAAAATTCCTGCATCAATCCTACCAGTAGCAGAATATCTTTGAAGTTCGTTAAGAACTCTTCTCCAATCAGGAAAATGTTTTGCGATAACAGCACATACGGTTTGCGAATCGAATGTTATGTTTTCTTTTTCTAGAATGTGTGCAACCCGTTTGAAAAAACGAGATGCCATTTTTGGCCTATCACTTTTGTTTATCTTGAAAGAAATAACGGAACATCTGGAATGGAGAGGTTGGATAATACGATTAAGAAAGTTGCAAGTAAGGATAAACCCACAGTTAGCAGAAAACTCTTCCATGAAGTTCCGTAATGCGGGTTGAGTGCTTTGAGGATTAAGATAGTCAGCCTCATCGAGTATAACATACTTGCGGTTACCGCTAAATGAAACAGTCGATGCAAATTGCTTAATTTCATTACGGAGCGTATCAATATTGCCATTCATACTCCCATTGATTACAATATACGCACAATTCAATTCTTCTAGCATAGCCTTGGCAATGGTTGTTTTACCAACGCCAGGTCCGCCAGAAAGAATTAAATTGGGAACATTCTTGTTGTTTACAAATTCTTGAAATGTGGCCTTTAAGTCTGCTGGAAGAATTGTTTCTTCTACAGTTTTAGGACGATATTTTTCTACCCACAAAAAATCTTGTAGCATTCTTCACCTCACAATAATATAACATTCTAACATAAAACACGTTAGATATCAAAAAAATGTTAGCCCTCATATTTAGAACCAGTTTCAGTTGCTATCCAATATTCAAGAGGATCCGAAGAGTGTTTGAAGTGGGAAACACCTTGTGAAGAAATAGAAACGTTATAGCTTCCAGGAATCATCTTAAGATTTTCTGTGTTAAAGATGAACTTAAATTTTGCAGTTGTATCTGCAATTTCAATTGAAAAGTTATCGGACTCATCGTTCTTAGCATCAAGTGTGCTAATATAAATTTTATTTTTATCACCAATAACTGCAATATTAGGCAATCCTAACACACCAGACATCTTCAAAACCTGATTTAAATGTTCCTTCGTCAACAAAAAATTCACTTCGGCATTTTCGACTTTGATATCTTTTGCGGGAGGCGCGACAATCATACTTTCATCAGAAAGTCCGTAAACAGTTTTTGATAATCCAGATTTGATTGTTAGATTTTTCTTTTCGGAATTAATAACAATCTCAGGATCATTTAGAGATGATAAAAGAGAAAGCAGACGATTTAGATCATAAATTACAAATTCTTTATCAATTGTTTCTGTAATCGTGGCCTTAGCCAATATGTTTTGTCCTTTCGAAATGGTACGGATACTCTGGCCAGACTTCAATTGAATTCCTGTGTTGATTGTCGAAAAATTCTTCAGAAGATTCATTGTCGATTCGCTTAATTTCATTTTTCACTCCTTCATGATAAGAATCATGTATATAAAGCATCATCATAGCATAATGAATAACTTTTAGCAAGTCTTTTCGATTACGCCCATTTTTTTTTCCATATCTTTGTGCATACTTAATTACATTGCCCAATGTAAATCCTTCGCCATGCCCCGAATCGATGATAAATTCTGTAGCCTGAAATTTATCTTGCGAATAATGTTCGCTATAGGTATTATTGATGTAGTCTTCAAGTTCTTTTAGAAGCCTAGGCTCATCATATTTGTATTGAATTGGTTTCATTTTTTAATATCATTTTTTTGAACATCTGAACTTGCCGTAGGACTTACTCCAATTTGTGCGAGTGCTTGCAAAGAGCCGCCAAAAATATAACTACCAGTGTGCTTCAATCTCATCCATGGAAGCATCCAAACCTTCGCTCCAGCTTTTCTTGCCCATTGACAGAACATATAATCTTCGGAAAGATAACGTTTGCTTTCAGGATCGATCACACAATCAAAGTAAGCCATAATTTCCCTACTACCGTCAAAGTGTGTAGTGCGGACGTGATCGGGCTTGTAAGATTTTTCTGGATATGCTTTATCAAACTTTTCAAATGCCGATCTGGAAATCATCATGAATCCAGTTCCTCCTTCCTTTACTTCAACCGGTTGATCTATTCTAAATTGTGTAATGTTGTCTGCTGGATTGAAAACAAAGTCGCCAACAAATTCTTCAAGAACATTAGGATTTTTATCTGCATATCCTTTGTCTACTGCAACTTTAATTTTTTCCCAAGAAATAGCCTTCTTAGGATAAGGACCGCAAACAACTTCCATTTCAGGATTTGTTGCCGCAAAATGCGCCATCACAATAATGTCTTGTGCTTCAAATCCAATGTCACTATCGATGAACATTAGATAATCGAATTCACTTCGCAAAAATTCATCGGCGAGATAATTTCTTGCTCTTGTGATTAAAGATTCGTTGAAGATAAAAAACAATTTTGAATCAATGCCGTACTTAGTACACATTACCATAAAATCGGCGATAGATTTAGCGTATGCTCCATGGCACATACCGCCGTACATTGGGGTTGCAATAAAAATTTTTTTCTTTCTTAGAACTTCTAGATTCAATTCAATTTGCATAATTTCTCCATAAAAAAATAGAGTAGTACATGTAATTATATATGTGAAAAGAGGCCACAAAGTTGTGACCTCAGTCAATTAATGTTATATTAATTAGGCAGAAGGCGAAACTTCATTTTCATTCACTTCAACAACTTCTGGTTTTTCAGTAACATCAACACCCGCATCAATCTTGGTGTACAAGTCGAGAAAAGAAGCCTTGGTTTCAGCATCAAAGCGGTTGACACAATACTGAATCGCATCCATTTTGCTACCAAAGATAGTGTATGCTTCAGCAATGTGAACAAGCCGGCGAGTGGAAATCAATTCATCAATCGCACCCTCTTCGAATGTCTTACGGATGATATCGGCCCATTTCACAAGATTGGTGGCAAATTCTTCATCGACAATACCGAGGTTATCAAACACTTTCTTGAGAATCTTAGTTTCGATTTTGGTGTCAGGATATTCTTGCTCAACCGTGATCGGAAATCGCTCAAGGAATGCATCATCAAGAATCGTAGCCGCCATGTAGCGACCAGTTTCATCACCCTTACCTTTGGTGTTAGCCGTAGCGACTACGTTGAAGCCCTTTGCCGGCTCAACAAATTCGCCAGTTTTCTTGATCAGGACACCCTTGCCCTCAAGAACGCCTTGAATACACATTAACTTATTTGAGCCACGGTCAATTTCATCAAGAACTAGAACAGAACCTCGCTTCATTGCTTGAACGACTGGACCATCAAACCATTTTGTTTCTCCATCAATCAAACGAAAACCGCCAATCAAATCATCCTCATCGGTTTCGGGCGAAATATTGACGCGGAGAAATTCTCGCTTAGCCTGAGCGCAGGCTTGCTCGACCATGAAAGTCTTGCCGTTGCCAGACAGCCCAGAAACGAAAACTGGATAGAATCGTTGACTGGCAACTATAGCCTTCATCTTTTCAAAGAAGCCAAAAGGCACATACAGATTATTCACTTTAGGAATAATCGCACCTTCTTCAATACGACCGACAGAGGAAATCTTTGCTACAGGTTTTTCTGCTACCGGAGCAGGAGTTTTCTTTGGCATTTCGATTACGGTAGCAACACCGGTATTAAGATTGATATTGAATTCTTCGAGCGGCAATTGATACTTGCCACGCCCTACTCGATATTTATCCGATTCGAGCCAGAAGTGCCGGCCAAATCCTTCATCAGCAAGGGACACAATTTGTTGGCGACTAACTACAGCACCGAAACGATTAGCCGCTTCTGTCAGAAAGGCAATTTTTTCACTTTGCGAAATCATAATCAAGTTCCTATCAAGTTAAATCATTATCACATTTAAAAGTATACCAAAAGATTGGTGGTATGTCAAGCCAATCCTTCGATAACCTTTGTCAAAAGTACACGGTTTGTCAATCGATTCTGATTCATCTTCAGAAAAGCACCCTTAAGTTTGCGCGTACTCACTTCTTTGTTGTCTTTACCCAACAAATCGTCAAGGTCATCATCATCTACCGAAAGTTCACTTCCGCCAGGAATTAGAAAATAACGATCATAACCGTAGTTAGTGAGCATAAAGAATTTATCATGCTTAAACTTCAAATATGATTCATCAAGATTTATGCTCGTCAACTCCATACGGTGAATGATTGATTCAAAATGACGCCGTTGTTTTGGTGCAATGAAGAATCCAATTAGGTTACAGTCAGTCCTATCCTTAAGAATCTGTAACAGTATGGGCGTTACGCCTTGAGATTCCACACGGTACTTTTTATTGGTCTCTTTATCCATGATATACGAAACAGTATATTGATTTGAAGGACCAATACGGCGCGTATTGTAAAAATCGGATTTAGTCCATAAAGTGCTTGCATCATCGCCGTCCGTTAGAAAAATAACATCAACGATTTCCGCCTTATATGCTTTGCGAAAACGATTCACAATTCCTCCCGAGGCAAGAATCGTAGCATTCAAAGGAGTTCCACCAAGATGCATCATATCATGAATTCTATGGCGAGCAAGATAATTATTAATATAATTTCCATAATTCAAAAGATCATTTGCCATTTTACGATACTCTTGATTACGCATTTTACTAGACAAGAGATTCAACAAATTAAATTTTTCTCTTACATCAATTGTACCTTCATTGATTTTAACAATGCCTGAACCATCATGCGATCCAACTCTATAATATTGATTGCTGAAGGCATAGACTTCAAAGGGCACGTTCACTTTGCGGCAAAACGTTGTTAGTGTAATTAGTTGTTCGATTGTGCCGGCCATGTTTTCGCACATAGAGCCGGACCAGTCAACAAACATTACAACACCGTGATTTTTGCCGGCAGAAACAGAACCAATTTTACGGAAGATATCGTCATTAAATTTGTAAGTGTGTAGTTTATTGGTATCGAGAACACCAGTATCCGAAATTGTTACGCGGCGTAACTCAGCAGCCTTTTTACGCAACTCAAATTCCTTAACCAAATAAGAAACGGAATTTTTGGTTCGGGTTTCAAATTCGGTTAGTTCCTTAGTGCTATGTTCATATTCGCTACTAAGAATCTTGTCAAGAAGTTCCTTATAACCTACAATTAATTTATCATAGTTCCAATCAGAGATATCTGTAGCATTGCCAACAAAAACTTCTTTCGTTTCCGTTAATTGACGAAGGGAGTGTTGAAGATTTTCATCTGTTACAGATTTTAGTTCATCATACTGTTCCAGTTCTTTTGGATCGGAGTATTGATAATCATGGCCTTTCGCCTCATCAGATTGATAATCTTCGCCAAAATTATCATCATATGAATTTGGGTTTATATCTTCGCCTTCATTTTCAAAGTCATTATCGCCAAAATTATCATCAAACTTATCATCAAACTTATCATTTTTATCATCGAACTCACCATTGGCAACTTTTTCATGAAAATCTTTCATTGATTCATGGCGCTTGTCTTCAAGTTCCTGTTTACAATAATCGTAGAGTTCTTTAGATACTGCAATTACATCATCAAATGTTTGAACCGTATCAATCTTACGAAGAAATTCAGTTTCAGTTTCATTAAACTTAACAGGAAAGAAAGGACCAATCTTGTAATAAAGATTGATGCGATCAATCAACAAAAACTTACTGATGTCCTTGCCTTTCGTTTTGAAGAAATCGCGGCCGATAAAATCTTGATAGCCTTTAGAAAATTGGCGCTTGAGTCCAGGATATCGATCCTTAATCAGCCGTTCAATCCGAGCATCTTCGACCACATTCAAGAAACTTTGAAACCCTTTACCGTAATCTCCAAAATCACCATATTCTTTTGGAGTGTCCAGCGCATGACCGACCTCATGACCAATCAATAGGTCATGCATTTCAGGTGTCATATCATTCCAAATTGGAAGAGTTAGTGTTCGAGATTTAACATTGAATGACGCAGTATCAGTTTTGCGATACTCAACATTGATATTTTCTGTAGCCAGAAGTTTAGCTAGATTGGATTTTGAAATCTGATTAGTCATTATGAGTGCCTTTTTCAGTATGAATGTATTCTAGCATGATACTAGTCACCTGTCAAACGGCAAATGCAACTGGTTTGTGAATCGACTTAGCAATACGGCTCTTCACTTCAGCAACTTCACGCTCGGCATCCCGCATGGCTAATGTCTTTACATAGTTGGCATCAATTTCAGGATTGACAACTTCACAATTCCTCGCCCATACCCATACCATGTTTTTGTGGGTGGGATATTGCTTGCCGTTCTTAGCCGTATAGGTAGTCATTTCATCATCAAGTGCGATACCAAGTTTCATTTCGTAACTGGTGCGATAGCCCATGCCGTACGGACGCTCAATTGCGACAATGACCTTACCTTCAACGCCCTTAGAAGTTTTGCCACGCACAACCTTGACGGTGCGACCTCTATCGGGAGTATTGGCAATTTGTTCAGCATTGCTGGTATGATAAGCAAGGTGACGCTTGAAAGCGGCCGCTAAGAAATCGTCCTTGATGGAATCGAAATCGCCATCGATAACGCATTCGGTGGTTTCGTTGAGCCACATGGATTTGATAGTGCCGCTCTCGGCATCCCAATAGTATGCACTGGTAATCCACTCCCAAATATCCGACATGACCCGCTCAGAATTTGCTTGAGTGTAGAGTGTAGTGCCGGCGCCAAGCACCGTGGTTTTTTTGTTAGGATTGCCATTGGTATCGTAATCAACGGTGCGAGTAAATTTAATCATTATACAGTTTCCTTTTCACGATTTTCTTTCATCATCTCAAACAAAATGAACTTTGCTTTGTTGAGTTCCTTTCGAACCATTGCCCTACTGCGCGGAGTGTCCGTCGCAAGTAACTCTTGACAATCACTCAGGATGCCAGCGACAACCATCTCAAGACCTGATATCTTTACAGTCAAGGACTCCATGTACTGTTCACGGACCGCTTCAGAGGACATTCCGAATGCTTGCTCTTCAAACTCAGTCATATTGACACCTTTCTCTATCACTATGAATACAGTATAGCATAGTGGGAGAACCTGTCAAGAGATATCCACAATGTTGTGTAAAAACAACAAATTTGAATGATTTTGGGGTAAAAACTACTGTATCTCTATACAGTAGTGTCAACTAAACTTTACGATCAATTATACTTCGCTGTGTGAATATTTTTTATTAAGAATTCGCACTCCGTATTTATCTCTATAGTCTTGAGGCAAGCCCAAATAAGGTCTTGAATCATTTTTCAACATATGAAATGTTCCGTCTTGTTGAACATAATGTAAAAATAATTGAACATGCCGATCACCTTTATAAGGATTTCTCCAGTGTGACAATACAGAACCTTCGTATACAACATAATCTCCAGGTTCTAATTCTACTGAAATTTCTTTTTTATCCAAATCTTCAAAATAGATTGGCCAATCATGTTTTCCTTTTTTTATACAGACTGTGGCAGAATATTCACAACTAATTCTATCTACATGAGGCTCAAGTATTGAGCCGTAGTAATATGATCTGAAATAACTGTATGCTGGAGTTAATTTTTTATTAGTTAAATTATTGATATCTTCATTTAAAAATTCTAATAGTGAATCTCCAGCAATTGATCCGTATTTTTTATATGAAAAACGACACTGATCATCGGACATAGGATATTGTAAATTATAATTATTTTTTTGAAAAAATGATGTATTGTAATTTTTCATGTGAGAAAATAAATCTAATCGTTCTTGATTATCAAGATTTATTTGAATATATTTCAATAACTGTTTATCTAAGCCTTGTCTTATTACCTGATATTTTTTTTCTTCAAATGACATTTGAAATCCTTATGGTTTATAGAAAACAAAGATGGGTTCATACTTGAGCCACATGCCATTGACTTTGCAAAAGTTCTTTGCTTTTGGTAATCCTGTATCAGGATCAATGCGATTGCCTCCTGGCATCTGAGCTAAAGACATTTTCAATACGCCTTTGTATTCCATGCCAAGTTCTAACAGAATGTCACGGCTATCTTTTTCAAGCGGTAGCATATCTGTACCAAACTTTGCATCAGCAATATTCCATAACAGATAACGATCATTGCGTAGCCACTCAACCGCAGTCTTCAATGTTGGGCGTAGAAAACCTTCGCGCCATGCGTCATAGCCAGTAAACTTTTTGTACGATTGTGTTGGGTCTTCACTATACGCCTCTTTAGCAAAGTAAGGCGGTGAAGTAAACACCATATCTAACTTGCCTTTGTATTCTTGGAATCGCTTGTCTTCTCCAATGACTTCAGAACCCAATTGATATATGTCGAAAGTATTGGAACTCTCAAACAATACTCCAGAGTTCTTGGCGGCATTATAGAAATTAGCCAAATCGGCATACTTAGTAGAAGTATCACCACTAACGTCCCTAATAGTGTGATCAGTATTAGGATCAGTACCAACATAATGTAGGGGAGTGCTACTACGGACAGACATAGCACCGAGAATACGACCGCCCCAACCACTAGAGGGATCGTAAACAATAACTCTATCTTGTTCTTTAATGTGTCTTGTAAATTTTTCATAAAGATACTTTGCCGTCAACGGCGGAAAGTTCACTGCATATTGGCACCAAGAAACTCTAAACGCTTTGAATCCGAGAGGAAAAATTCTTTGTCCCATCTTATAAATTCGAATACGATATTTTGATTGCTTTGCTTGAATGTTCTTAATTGTATGTGCTTCACAGGTTGTCAAATCTGCAATTTCAAGATACTTTGCATTCTTCAAGTTTTCATTGTATCCAGTATACTCCTCTTCTTCATCCCGTGATTCTATCCAATAATCATAACCATATTGACGAATGTTATTGTTTTCGAACCATTGAACAAATTCATCACCAGTTTTGAATTTCTTTTTGTATGTTCCAATATCAATTACTTCATTAACTTTAATTGTATTTGAGTAGTGATAAAAAGAATCACGTTTGTAATGCCGTTTCGCATACTTGAGTGTCTTCTCCAGTAGATCATCACGCACAAAATGATCATAGATAGACAATCCATCATCATTCTTTGTGTAATTAATTCTAGTTTTCATCATTGTTGGAAACCATTGATTAGCGGCATTACCAATAACGCTTGTGTTACGAATCACATCTTTTTCTCCGGTGAGTTCATCGACTTGTTCGAATTCATGAACAGGAAAGCCATACATTTCCCTAAATTGTTTTCGAATCTCGTTCTCATCCCAACCAACCCGCGGAGGCTGACCAAGAGTATCCCACGCATAGACAACCGCTTTACGGAGGTCAATAAACCATTGTCTGAATTCATCAT